CATAGCACTCAAGCTCCTGCCGGTTGGGTTGATTTGATTGGTCGTGAGATGCAAGCATATGCAAAACAACAGGCTGACCGCATTGGGAGGCAAGACTGATGGCAGCCGTCAACCTCAACACCATCCGCTCAACCATCGAGGGCAGGCTTGCTACTGAGCTGGCATCGGCACCAGTGATCCCGGTTGTGTTTCACAACCAACCCTCAACCCCAACGCCTAACAGTTCCTTTGTCCAATGCCTTGTCAGCTTTGGCAACAATAACTTCCTGACGATGGGCGGCACCACTGGCAGCAGTAACAGCGTCATCGGTGTCATCGTGATGAATGTCTTTACGCCAAAGGGTGTTGGACCTGGCGCAAATCTGACAATAGGTAAGCGAATCCGTGACCTTTACAATAGGCAAGTAGTCAGTGGCGTTCATTTTGATCCGCCTACTGGACCCGAGGTGGTGGCATCGCCAGCTCCAGAGGGTTACTTCCAAACACAGGTCAGATTGACCTTTGAAACCTTCGAGGATCTCTAACCATGGCCTTCTACCGGGGACAGCAAGGCAGCGTCAAGTTTGACGATGCTGGCTCTTCTGCCGCAGCTATCACCAGCACCCGCTCTTGGTCTTTGACCGTTGAGAAGGAATCGCTGGACACCACCGCCTTGGGCGCTACCTATCGCGCCAATGTCGGCGGTCTGATTAGCGGTTCTGGCACCTGCGAAATCCTTTACACCGCTTCTAGCGCGGACGAAACCAACGTCTTCATTGAACACGTCAATACGGCGAACGATGAGGGCTTGGCTCTGTTTGAGCTATTCCTTGACACCACTGGCACCAAAAAAATTAGTTTTGATGGTGTCATTACCTCGGCTGAGTATTCTGCAACCGTGGGCGAAATCGAAGTCATTACCCTGAACTTCGTGACCAACGGCGCCATCTCTCTGGACATCTGATCATGGCTTTTTATCGCGGTCAACAAGGCACTGTCTTCTTTGACAAAGCCGGTAGCGGCGGTCTGTCCGAGATCGCAGCAGTGCGGTCATGGTCAATGACCGTAGAAAAGGAATCGCTGGATGTGACCGACCACGGCGACACTTATCGTGCCAACGTGGGTGGTCTGATCAGCGGTTCGGGCACCATTGAGCTGATGTATGACGCCCCTGGCTCTGGCGACAAGCTAGATCTGATCAAGGACGTTAACCAAGCCACCGACGAAGCCGATGCAGCTTTTGAGCTGTATTTGGACGAGACTGGCGGTAAGAAGATTACCGGCACGCTTGTGGTGACAGGCTCTGAATACAGTGCTACGGTTGGCGAGATCGAAATTGTGACGGTTAACTTCGTCACATCTGGTGCTCTCACCCTTAGTATCTGATGCCTGCTGCTACACCCCGCGCCGTTGACCTGCTCACTGGCGCTTTTGATCTGAACCAGCGCCGTAAATTCAGCGTCACCAATGATGCTGGGCAAGCGGTGCTGGATCTATATTTCAAGCCAATTACCCGAGCCGACCGTAAGCGTGCTGGCACCCTAGCTGGTTCTGAGGAAGCATTGGACATCAGCACGCAAATGCTGTGTCAAATGGCTGAGCTTGAAGATGGCACCAAAGCGTTTGCCTCTGCTGATGCTGCCAAGCTGCAGCGTGAGCTGCCTGAGCGCGTGCTGAACGAGCTGGAACTGTTCCTGTTCGGGTTGGGTGGTGGCGGCAACTTCGAAGAAGCAAAAAACGACTAGAGGAAGACTCTTGGTTGTTCTTTGAGTTCTTCCTAGCTACTGAACTTGGCATGACGGTCAGCCGCTTGCGCAGTGAGCTGACCGATGCCGAGTTTGTGCATTTTGCTGCTTACTATGAAGTGAAGGGTAAGCGGGAAAAGGCTGAGATGGATAAAGCAAGGTCTCGCCGATAAACTGGGCACATAAGGAGGCATTGCCGTGGCAGTTGTAAATCTTGATTTTCAAGTCAATGCGCGTCAGCCTACTCAAGAGCTAAAGCAATTTACGCATCAGACGCAGCAGTTAGAAGCCTCTGTCAAAGGTGCTGGTGAGAGGCTGCGGGATGCAAATGGAAGATTAATAGCAGCAGGTCAATCAGCACAGCAGGCTAGCACAAAAATTGATCTACTCAACAAAGCAGTTGGAAGATTAGCGTCCCAACTTGTTGTAGCTGATTTAGCAAGACGTTTTTTCAAAGGCTTTGATGAGGCGGAAAGAGCTGCCGCTGCGGTGCGCACTCTTGGCGTAGATAGCAAAGTCTTAGAGGCGCAATTACTTGCCGTCAGCAATCGTCTGGGCGGTTTGTACTCTCAAACGCAACTGGTGACCGCAGCATATGACGTTGCCAGTGCTGGTTTTGCGAATGCTGCCGATGCCGCCAAGATTTTGGAAGCATCTGCCAAAGGTGCTACCGGAGGGTTGTCAGACATCAATACCGTTGGCAATGCTGTAACCAGCGTGCTTAACGCGTATGGCAAATCTGCGAATGATGCGGCACTGTTGGTTGATGGCTTTATTCAAACGCAAAATGATGGCAAAATTATTTTGAATGAATACGCGCAGCAAATAGGTAGGTTGGCTCCTACTGCGGCTGCAGCGGGCATTGGAATCAAAGAGCTTAATGCTGCTGTTTCAGTTATCACAGCGCAAGGGGTGCCAGTAGAGGCAACATTTACAGGATTGAATCAAGCGATTGTTTCAATCTTGAAGCCAACTAAAGAAGCGAGCGATTTGGCGAAGGCTTTGGGAATTGACTTTAATGAGGCAGGCTTGCGTGCAAATGGTTTTGGCGGTTTGCTGAAACAAGTTAAAGAAAAAACAGGTGGCAGCACAACTGCATTGGTACAACTCTTTGGCAGCGTCGATGCGCTGAAAGCAGTGCTTCCGCTTGTCAATGATGATTTGGCTAAGTTCAACGAATTCTTGGACAAGCAACAGAAAGCTGCTGGTGTTGCAGACAAAGCGACGGAGGAACTTGGCGGCACGGTGTCAAGCGAAATTACCAAAATGGTCAATCAAATAGGTAATTTAGCAAGGGCGTTTGATACCGTTTTAGGTCCAACATTAGGCGGTGTAATCAAGCAGATAAATTTCATCATTGCGAAGGCCACACAGGGAATCAATGTCTTAGGTCAGTTGCTTAGCCTGACTCCAAATACAACCATACTTAAAGGCGCGCTTGAATCAGGCAATCTTCGTGGCAATGCCGCACCACGCGTTATTGCTGGCATTGATGAATTAATAGGAGAAAACCGTCGGAAACAGCTTCAGGGACAAGCAGGAGCAGGTGGTGGATTTTTAGGACTTGGATTTGATCCTCAAAAATTTGCAGCGCTGCTAAAAAATGAGCCGGCAATCAAGCAGTTACTAGGCACGGGTACAGTATCTAAGCCACAAGGAGGAGGCGCACAAGGGCTAAATCCTGAAATTGAGGCGTTGTTAAAAAGTTTAGAGCAAGGAAAGGCAGGGGCAGCAGGGGAAAAACAAGCTGCTGCTTTAGAAAAAAGAAACCAACAGCAGATTGCCAGCGCACGTAGTCTTTTAAGGCTAGCTGAAGATCAATTTAATATTGAGGGTCAAATATTGATTGCTCGCTCACAAAATAACGAGGCACTTGTCACTACAAGAACTGCGCAAAAAGAATTGGCAAGTATTGCAAATGAAATAGCTGAAGTGCGTGCAAATAAAGAATTGCCCGATGCAGCAAAATTAGCAACAATAACAAATTTAGAGCTTAAGGGAAAAGGGATTGCTAGGCAACTTGCTTTTGACCTTGCGATGGCAGAGAAGCAAAAAGCTATAGATGCCGCTAAAGCAGTAGAAGCAATTACAGCAGAAATCGCATATAAGCAAAACATTTTGACTATTGGACAACAAGAAGCAGATATACGCAAGCGAATCAATGATCTTGTTGCTCAAGGCGTTGATCCTAAAGTTGCGGAAGATAGGGTTAGAGCCGAAGTAGAAGTGAACAATCAATTATTAGAGCGTCAGTTTTTACTTCAACAAGAACAACAGTTGCTCAATGCCATCGGCACTACATTTACTTCAACTATTACCGGGCTAATTCAAGGTACAAATGATTTCAACGACTCATTGCGTAATGTCCTGAACTCGCTTGCAAACTTGTTTTTGCAAGCTGGTTTGCAAGGTTTGGCTGGTAATGATGGAAGAGGCTTTTTCAGTTTCCTTACAGGCTCATTGGGTAGACGCGCCATGGGCGGCAGCGTTAGCGCCGGTCAGCCTTACCTCGTCGGTGAGCGTGGTCCTGAACTGTTCATGCCTGGGCGTAGCGGTGGTATCGCACCTGCTGGCAGCTTTG